GTCAACTGGCAACGTATTAAAGATAGCATTAATTCTAAACCTGGTCAAGATATTTCTGATAGAGATATTGCCGCCGCTGGTTCCGACTATGCGATTAACTTTAAGTTTGTTAATCGTGAGTCAAAACAAATTGCTATTGAAAATGGTGTAATTAAATTGCACGACGGAGCTACAGGCTTTATGATGATTAAGCGTGAAGCAATTGACAAGATGATTGCTGCATATCCAGAGTTAAAGTATAACAATGATTTGAATACTCCGCCAGATTTGCAAGACTTCTTCTATGCATTCTTCGACACAATGATTGATCCCAAAGACAAACGTTACTTGTCAGAAGATTATACATTCAGCAGACGTTGGCAAGATATCGGTGGCGACATTTGGCTTGATCCAACAATCTCATTGAATCACTACGGTTCATTTAATTTCCAGGGCAACCCTGCTCAGATTATTCAGATTAGCCCTCAGTAATGAAATTATCTGACCTGCAGGAAATGTGGGCAGATGATTGTAAGATTAATGAGACTAATCTTGGACATGAATCTGCTCGCACACCTTTATTACATTCTAAGTATTTGAATTTTTTAACATCTACTCGGCTTAACCTACGCAAAGCAGAGTCTGAATATCTCAACCTTCGCAGAAAAAAATACAAGTATTACAGGGGAGAAATGACCCAGCTTGAATTATCAGATGAAGGTTGGACTCAATGGCAAGGTAACAAACCATTGAAAAATGAGATGGACGAATTTTTGCAGGTTGATGCAGATTTAATTTTACTACAAGACAAAGTAGAATACTTTAAAACTGTTATGTATCAATTAGAACAAATTATAAGATCCTTAAACAGTAGAACATGGGATATCAAGAATAGTATTGAATGGTCTAAGTTCACAAACGGTATGATGTAATGTCTGACAAAATAAGCGTAAGAAAAAAGAATGAAGTGTATCTGCAAGTTGATACTGAACCTTCAATTGCACAAGAACTAAATGACCATTTTTCATTTGAAGTTCCAGGAGCGAAGTTTCATCCTCTGTATAAATCTCGTATGTGGGATGGACGCGTTCGCCTTTTTTCTATGTTTACCAAAGAGCTTTATATTGGTCTAAAAGACTATTTAGAACAATTTGCAAAAGAACGCGATTACATATTTGATGATTCGCAGTATGAAAAAACTGCAGATGGTTGCACGTTGGATGAAGTAACAGAATTTGTTAAAAGTTTAAATATTGCATCTAAAGGTACACCTCTAGAAATTAGAGATTATCAGATTGAAGCAATACATAAAGCTATTAATGATGGCAGACGTTTATTGTTGTCTCCTACCGGTTCAGGTAAATCTTATATTATTTACTGTTTAATTCGCTGGCATGAGCTAAGAGGAAGACGGCAATTAATTCTTGTTCCTACTACATCACTTGTTGAACAGATGTATTCCGATTTTCAAGATTATTCTAGTATTAATAATTGGAAAACTTCTGAGCATTGTCATCGCATTTATGGTGGTCACGAAAAGTCTAATGAGTATGATGTAATTATTAGTACTTGGCAATCTATTTACAAATTGCCTAAACAATTCTTTGCAGATTTTAAAGCAGTGTATGGAGATGAAGCGCATTTATTTAAAGCTAAATCTTTAACAGGTATTTTAAATAAAATGCCGGATACTCCTTATAGAATTGGAACTACTGGTACATTAGATGGTACTCAAACGCACAAGCTAGTTCTTGAAGGAATGTTTGGTCCCGTTTATAAAGTTACAACAACTAAAAAATTAATCACAAGTAAAACGCTTGCTGATCTGCAAATTTATAATCTTGTTTTGGATTATCCAGATGAAGTAAAAAAAGCACTTAAAGGAAAAACATACCAAGAAGAAATGGACTTTATTGTTGGATATGAACCTCGTAATAAATTTATCCGAAATCTTGCAATCAAACAAACCGGCAATAGTTTAGTGTTATTCCAATATGTTGAGAAGCATGGCAAAATGCTACATGAGATGATCCAATCTAAAGCAGAAAACCGAAAAGTGTTTTTTGTTTATGGTGGAACTGATACAGAACAACGTGAGGAAATTCGTCGATTGACAGAAACCGAAAAGGATGCTATAATAGTGGCTTCATACGGAACTTTTTCTACGGGGATAAATATTAAAAACCTGCATAATATTATTTTTGCATCTCCCTCAAAATCCCGTGTTCGAAATTTACAATCTATTGGTCGTGGATTGAGAACAAGTGAAACAAAAGATAGTTGCAATCTATATGATATAGGTGATGATTTAACATGGAAGTCTAAAAAGAATTATACGTTGTTACACATGATTGAAAGAATTAAAATTTATAATGATGAGCATTTTGATTACAAACTACTAAGGATACCTATTCAATGAACGATCCGAATGTTAAAATTTTAAAATTAACAAGTGGTGAAGATATAATATGTAAAACATTCGATGAATGTAAAGACCTTAAAGGGCGTAACATATCAATTACAGATCCTGTAGTATTAAATCAGATTAGAATGCCAAGGGGCGATATGATTGTAGAATCATATATTTTATCCCCCTGGGTAGCATTAGGAAACACAGAAAGTTTTGAGATATCAACAGATCATATTATAGTTGCTGTTGATACAAAAGAAACATTAAAAGATAATTATATAAAATTCATAGATTCCAGGGCAGATCCTGAAATTTCTGAGGTTGAGGAAAAGGATTTGGAAAAAGAACAAATCCAAGAAATTGTAGATAAATTTATAAACACACTTGAAGAAGAGCATAATGAAAACAAAGAACCCCCTAAAAGACGTGGAAGAACTCTCCACTGAAATAGCTGAAGTAGTTAAGGAAGTAAAAATTCCTACTTCGTCTCACTATGTAGACAATAAAAAGTTTTTACAAGCTCTTATTGAATATAGACAAAGTGTAGTTGATGCGGCGGCCGCAGGAAAAGAACCACCTATTGTATCTAACTACATAGGTGAATGCTTTATTAAAATTGCAACACATTTATCTTATAAATCTAATTTCATTAATTATACATTTAAAGATGATATGATTTCAGATGGAATTGAAAATTGTCTAACTGCTGTTGTCAAATTTGACCCATCTAAAGGATCAAATCCTTTCGCATATTATACTCAAATTATATACTTTGCTTTTATTAGACGTATCCAAAAAGAAAAGAAGCAACAAGCTACTAAGTATAAATTGATTGAGAATATGGATATTGATTCATTAATTCTTCAAGAACATGACAACGGCGAATTTGGTAATCAGTTCTTAGATTACTTAAAACGGCAAATGGATACTATTGATATTGAAAAACGGGTAATTTCAACTCCTAAAAAGAACAAAATAATTTCGGACGATTCAAGTAATCCACTTGACTTAGATGATTAAACACTATATAATATGAGTATTGTTGAACGGAGTCATTATGGCTAAACTTAAAATTTCAGAACTATTTTATTCAATTCAGGGTGAAGGCCGCTATATGGGTGCGCCCTCTGTCTTCTTAAGAACATTTGGTTGCAATTTTACTTGCGACGGGTTCGGCATGCCAAAAGGCGAAAAAAGCGATGAACGAAATGTTATCTCGATTAAGGCCGAAAGCTTTAAAAATTATAATGACTTGCCTCTCGTACACACTGGCTGTGATTCCTATGCTAGTTGGGACCCTCGTTTTAAGCATCTTAGCCCTGTACTCGATGTTAAAGATGTTGTGGAAGCAATCGTCGATACACTCCCGTATAAAAAATGGCAAGACGAACACCTAGTTATTACTGGAGGTGAGCCTCTATTAGGTTGGCAAAAACAATATCCGGAATTACTCGGTAATGAAAAAATGATAGCATTAAAAGAATTGACATTTGAGACAAATGGAACACAACCTTTGTCTAATGAATTTAAACAATATCTTTTAAATTGGACACTAAATAATAAAGGTCGCACAAGCAAAAGAGGTTGTGATGCTTTAACATTTTCAGTTTCACCTAAACTATCGGTATCAGGTGAAAAGTGGGAAGATGCAATTTGCCCAGAAATTGTAGCAGGGTATGAATGGGTAGGATATACATATCTTAAATTTGTAATTGGATCTAAAGAAGATGCAGAAGAAGCAGAAGAGGCAGTAAATGCATATCGTAAAGCTGGTTTCTCAGGTCCTGTTTATCTTATGCCTCTCGGTGGGACTGAGCGGCTGTACTCTCTTAATAATCGCAGCGTTGCAGAGTACGCAATGCAAAAAGGTTGGAGATATTCCGACCGACTACAAATCCCATTGTTTAAAAACGCATGGGGCACTTAACTAAAAGGAAAATAATATGAGCGCACATAACGACATCGAAACAAGTTTAGCAGCATATAATGCTGAGAATGAGAAATTTAACAAAGGCAATGCAGCCGCAGGTACACGTACACGCAAAGCATTAGCAGAGTTATCTAAAGCAGTTAAAGCACGTCGCAATGAAATTACTGCCGAAAAAGCAGCTAGAGCAGAAGCGAAAACTAAGGCATAATTATGGTCACCCGTAAGAAGTCAGTAAGGCGTATGCGGGTGTGATCCAACAACAAAATCAAAGTAATAAATACTTATGTTACGCAACGGTAACATACTGTCAAAAATAAACCATCACAAAGGAAGGTTATCAAATGAGTTTCAATAAAACTAAATGCGATCCAGAATTGGGTCAACGAGTTCACGAACACCTAGTTAAAATGGGTGTTGAAACCCCAACAAAAAAATCATTAATTCCAGATCGTAAAGATAAGATAGCAGTTATCGAACCTTTATTTGCCAAGATCATGGAAACACTTGGCCTTGATCTTACAGATGATAGTCTAATTGAAACACCTAAGCGTGTTGCTAAAATGTATGTTAATGAAATCTTTTGGGGTCTCGATTATGATGCATTTCCAAAATGCACTACTGTAGATAATAAAATGCAGTATAACGAAATGGTATGTGAGCGCAATGTAAATGTGCAATCTAATTGCGAGCATCATTTTGTTGTTATCGATGGATTAGCAACAGTTGCTTATGTACCTAAGACTAGGGTTCTTGGTCTATCTAAGATCAATCGTATTGTAGAATATTTTAGCAAACGCCCTCAGATTCAAGAACGCTTAACAGAGCAAGTGTTTCATACTTTACAGTATATTCTTGATACTGAAGATGTTGCAGTCTTGATTGATGCTCAACATTATTGCGTAAAATCTAGAGGTGTTGAAGACACAGGTAGCTCTACAGTAACAGTTCGTTTAGGTGGTGGATTTAAAAATGATCCAGCAGTAAGAAACGAGTTTTATCAGATTGCCCGACAAGGATGTAAATGACAATTAATGTAATGGTTGACTTGGAAACAATGTCAACAAGATCACACGCAGCAATTTGTTCAATTGGTGCAGTAAAATTTGAAGGTAGTAAAATTGTAGATACATTTTATTGCACCATTGATCTTGCTAGCTGTAAAGAAGCTGGAATGCATATTTCTAAAGATACCGTTGCATGGTGGTCTAAACAAAATAAAGAAGCCTTGCGAGAATTAACAAAGAATAATATATCATTGCAAGAAGCATTGGATAAATTTGAGTTATGGTTTGGCCCTAAGAGTTTACCTATTTGGGGAAACGGTGCTGTATTTGATAACACAATTTTAGGTAATGCATACTTCATTACAGGCAGAGAACCACCTTGGAAATGCTGGGATGATCGTTGTTACCGAACTGCTAAAGCAATGTTCAATTGGATTCCAGAAGACAAACGCGAAGGTACGTATCATAATGCCTTAGATGATGCGATGCATCAAACAAAACACTTAATTAAAATTCTTGGTGAGTAATATGCGTCTTTATAAAAAGAGAGTTGCGTTTTGCATTAGCGATCAACACCTTGTTCCGCATGGTGGGATTGGACAATTTGCAAAGGGATTTGTTGAAATGGCAAATAAAATTGACTGGAAGGTTGATATTATTACGGACAAACCCACAACAAATGAGTTTGCAAAATTAGTTGAATCATTGGGCGCAAATTTAATTGCTCCGAAAAATGCCTTGTCATATAAAAATCATACCGGTACTTTTGCATTTACTGATTCAATTAACTTTGAAAAGATGATTAATTTCCGTGATGCTGTTATGAATGCTTTTCATACTAATATCTATGATATGGTAGTATGTAATTCTTTAGAGGCTATGCCCGCAGTATTGAGTTTTGATCTTAATAGTTACATTCCTGTAGTATTTTACACGCATGAAGAGAGTATGGTGTTCCGTGATACTAGAAAATTCAAAGGCGTATTCTTAGAAAGTTGTAATGAATTTTTTAACAACTTAATGAATCTTGAAAGTTGTTATATTGGCACACAATCTGCACGTAATGTAACTGAAATTAAAAATAATGGCGGAGTTGATGTAGAACATTTAAGTATGCCTATGTCTGAAAGAGAATTGCTCACAAGTGATTATTCAGAAAGAAAAGGCGTCTTATATATTGGTCGGTGGGAAGATCGTAAAAATCCAGAAGCATTTTTAAAAGTAATTAAAGAGACTGGATTGCCTGCAAAAATTATGACGAATGCTAACGGCAAGAAAAAGTTTGAAGCTCGTCTTGCAGAACTTGGTATTACCGATTATGAGATTAAAGCTAGTATTGTTGGTAAAGAAAAAGTTGACTTTATTAAATCTGCAAAGGTTCACTTTAACCCTTCACTAAGAGAAAATTACCCGTTCACATTTTTTGAATGTTTAGGTCATATGCCTTGTATTGTTATTGACAAATCTGAATGGGTAACTAATTTTGATCCTGCATATTATATTCGGTTACCGTTAAATGAAGTTGCCGAAGTATTAAAAGTAGAATATAATGCTGATCGAAAACAACGCAACCATGATGCGTTGCAGTATATCAAACATTTGGATTTTCAAACATCTGATAGATGGAAAAAATTCTTATCTAGTTACACTCAAACATCTTTGTCACGATCTGATTCTGCAAAAATTAATGATTATACCGAAATCAAATATTCAGACTTTATTAAAATCCTAAATAGATCACAATTAGCTATAGATGATGTCAAAAGTATATTGACAAATAAGTCTAAATATAATATAATTTACACAGACAACGACACATACTTATCTAAAGATCCTAATTTTATACCAAAAGAAGAAGTCACTTCTTCATTAGAAAGCCTGTTTGCATGAGAACATATGAATACGTAATTTCTGGCCCAGCATATTTGCGGCTGGGTGCAGAACAATGTAATGACCCCGATGTATTAGAAATGATGCTTGACATGATTGCTAAAGTATGTCATAAACAAAACAACCACACATTCTCATTATTGTATAATGGATTTACGGAAAAGAACTTTGGACCTAAGTTACAAAAGTTTCGTGCTTCAATTAATAATATTCATGCTGACTCTGGAGGTTTGCAGATTATTACTCGCGGTTTAAAAAATACTCCAGAAGTTAGAGAAAAAGTTTATTTGAATCAAGGTGCATATGCAGACATTGGTATGTCGTTTGATGAGATTCCTGTTAAGACAACTTCTACAAGTGGCGTATCATCTAAGATTGATACTAAGCGTAGATATGCAGACATGGATAATTTTGATGATTATGCAAGACAAACGGGCAGGAATGTAAAATCGCAAATTGAAACATTCGATAAGATGGGTAGCAAATGTAGACCATTTGTTATTATGCAGGGTTCATCGCAAGAATCATATTCACGCTGGGCAAAATTAGTACTCGAAGAAATTACTCCGGCATTGCATCATCGTATCGGTGGTCTTGCTATGGGATCGGCTGCTCTGGGTATGGGACAATTAGAAGACGTTAAACGAGCATTCTATGTTACACAGATGCCGTATACTAGACCATTTCATTTACACGTATTGGGTGTAGGTGCATTACGTCGCATTCTGCCTTATATTTGTTTTAGTCAATCTGGTCTATATGAAGGTATTGATATTTCATATGACTCTACTACACATTCCATGTCATTAGATAATGGATTGTTTTATTTTTCATTCGCTAAAAAGGCAGCAGGTTCCCCATATGGCGGCACATCTGTAAAAATGGGCAGAGAGTATTCTAACATTTATAGAACAGTTACTACAGAAATTAATGCAGTATGTGGAACAAATTATACTCCTGAAGAATACCATATCTTAATGAACCGAGGGGTCGGCGTTCATTTAGAAGCAGGCGGAAAATTTGTTGATATTATGCGAGCACGTCTTGCTTTTATTTTAACAAACGTACATAATTTTACTCACGATGTCAATGCTTTAACAGAATCGAAAGAATTGTTCTTAAAGTTCTGTAGAGAAAAAGGCTGTGAGAATGAATACGCTACATTGTTTGATGTTAAGAATCTTTCTGATTTTGAAGATTGGGAAAGAAATGTAGGAAAGTATATGGAGTCTGAACCAGTTAACACACAACCACCAGTTTCACTTGAGGATTTATTTGCATGACCGATATTATTTCAAACGAGCCAGTATTTTTTACAGATACAATTATACACAGTAAATTAATTAAAAAGAAAAGTTCTATTTGGGTTACCTTTCGTAAAGAGGGTATTCATAAATATCCCCAAGCAGCAACTGATCCTAAATTAGCAACAGGCGATTGGCTGGATGTTTCATTCTTAGGAACACCGCATAGACATATTTTTCATTTCCGCGTAGAGATGGAAGTATTTCATGATGATCGAGATGTAGAATTTATTCAGGCAAAACGCATTATGGAACGATGGTATTCTGATGGCACACTACATTTAGATTATAAGTCATGCGAAATGATGGCATGTGAGCTTTATGATAAATGTGCGGCACAATGGCCTGATAGGGATTATACTATTGAAGTATCAGAAGATGGTGAAAACGGTTGCAGAATTAGTTTTGAAAGGATAGCAGGTGAGTAAATTATATTATATGGGTTTAGAACCTTATGAAGGTCGCTATACTTTACAATTGCAACAATGGAGCGAAGCTGCATTTAAACGCAGAGGTATTGACTATGAAGTAATTCATGGTGATATTCTAGATGACTCTAAAGCAATTGTTACCGGTCAAGTGCTTGATGCACATGGGCGTAGTTATTATTCGCTGACACAAATGGCTAATCTTATTAAGAAGATGAAAGCTGGCGAAATAACATTTGAAGACACAATCTTTTTTGAAGATATGTTTACTCCCGGTATTGAGGCGCTGCCTTATATTATGGATCAAGTAAGCTACGAATATCAACCTAGAATTTTTGTTCGTTGTCTTGCACAATCTATTGACCCCGATGATTTTGTTCACGTATGGGATATGCAGAAGTGGATGGGTCTTTATGAGAAAATGACAGATCAATTTGTTACAGGTGTACTTGCATCTAACGAAGAAATGGTTGCTCATATGAAAATTGCAGGTTGGGAAGCGCCAATCTTTAATATCTCCGGACTTGCATTTGATAAAGATGAAGTTCGTAGTCGTGTAGCAAATCGTATTCCATTTAATCAGCGTAAACAACGTGTGGTATTTGCTGCAAGATTTGATCAGGAGAAACAACCTGATTTCTTTATGGATCTTATTGAAAGATATCATACAGTTAACCCGGGTGTAGAATTTGCTGTGTTATCGGGTGGACCTTTGCGTAGTAATAACGAAAAGTATTTGACTCGCGCGCGAGCATTGGAAAAGACTCATAATTTTAAAATCTATGAAAATCTTAAAAAGAATGAGTATTATGAATTGTTGGGCGATTCTCGAGTATTGTTTAATTGTGCATTGCAGGATTGGGTAAGCAACACTGCATCAGAGGCAGATGCATTAGGTACAAATTGTTTGTATCCTGCTTATAGATCTTTCCCAGAATCATTTGCTAATGATCGCGAATGTCTTTATATTCCATGGTCACAAGATGACGCAGTATTTAAATTAAATACATTGCTGGTTCAAGAGCGAGCAAATCTAGGCAAGTTGTCTGACTGGACATCTGGTACTATTGATCGTTGTTTGGATATTATGTTTGAGGATAATGCTAAATGGTATCGTAGCGGTAAGGATTATAGAGATCATGTCCCAGCAGCCAAGTACTAAATTAGTCGTTGTTACGGGTTCTGCCGGTTATATCGGCGGCCAGACTTGCATCGAATTAAAGAAACAAGGCTACGAAGTTATCGGTATTGATAACAGACACAACGATCATCTTGATGCATTTCAAGATGAGTTTCTTCAATGTGATTTTACAGACATGGATGCGTTTAGTCTATATAAAAAGGTTTATCCTGTAGCAATTATTCATTGTGCAGGCACTAGCCTTGTTGGTCCTAGTATGAAAAATCCAGGACATTACTTTCACAACAATGTATCTAAAACAAATTTGCTTTTAGATTTCGTTGCTAAACATATTCCAAAGACTAAGATTATTTTTAGTAGTAGCGCATCTGTTTACGGCATTCCTACAACAAAAACACCATTGAGGGAAAACGATAAGGTCGATCCTATTTCTCCTTATGGTCAATCTAAATTAATGGTTGAACATTTATTGGAATGGTATCATCGATGCCACAACTTAAATTTCACTGCATTTAGATATTTCAATGCATGCGGAGCTGACGATAAAGGTCAGCATGGGCAAGAACCAAATGCAACACATATCTTTGCCAAACTATTTGAAGCAGTCAAACATAATACATCATTCACTTTAAATGGTGCAGACTATGATACGCCCGACGGAACTTGTATTAGAGATTATATTCATGTTCAAGATATTGCACTTGCACACATAAAAGCTATTGACAATTCTATTCAAGGCATATATAATTTAGGGATGCTTCAGGGGCATTCTAATCTACAAATTCAAATGCTTGTAGAAAAAATTACCAATAAAGAAATTGTAACATTTATTAATAAACGACGCGATGGAGATCCTCCATCGTTAGTTGCTGATAGTACAATGTTTAAACGTCTTGCAGATTGGACACCTGTATATGATATGTCTGATATTTTATCATCTTTAAACACATGGTATAATTCTCAAACATATGAGGCTTTAACAAACCAGCGGTCTTACCCGAACATTCATCCCGCTTTATAAATTCTGCATGTCGTCAAACTTACTTAAAGAGGCAAGAGATGGCAAATAAAAAATTCTTCTCAACAAAAACATATAGACAAATAGGTCCGGTTGCATATCGGCAATGGCGTGCAGATTCACATTGTAATTTGATTCATGGTTATGCCATGAGTTTTCATTTCGAATTTGAAGCAGATACATTGGATGCTCGTAATTGGGTAACTGATTTTGGTGGGCTACGACCACTTAAAGACAAGCTAGAAGAATGGTTTGACCACACTCTGCTAGTTGCACAAGATGATCCAATGCGCGAACATCTATTGGAATTGGGTAGATTAAAACTAGCTAAGATCACAGAAGTAGAGCGTACAGGGTGTGAAGGTTTATCTGACTTCTTATATGAATATATTAACACAATCTTTTTGCCAAATTGCGGCAGCGAAGAAGCTAAAAGAGTTTGGTGCTGCCGAGTAGAAGTTCGCGAGACTGATTCTAATATGGCAGGCCGTTCTGGTCATAGAGAAGACAACGAATTTAATTAATACATGAAACTTTGTTTATTGGGCGATACTCATTTTGGTGTTAGGAATGATTCTAAAGCATTCCATGCATATTATGAGAAATTTTATAGCGAGATTCTTTTTCCATATCTAGAACAAAACAATATAAAAACTATATTGCAACTAGGTGATCTATTTGATAGAAGAAAATATATTAACTTTATGTCTCTTGCTGAGGCACGACGATATTTCTTTGATGTGATAGTTGAAAAGAAAATGGATCTAATTGCCTTAATTGGCAATCACGATATATTCTGGAAAGAAAGCCTAAAAGTAAATTCTCCAGATTTGTTATTACAAGATTACGATAACATTACTATCATTCAAGAACCTACAACGTTAAAATTTGACAATGCTCAAATGGACATTATTCCTTGGATCTGTAAAGAAAATGAAAATGACATTGCAGACTTTATAACTAAATCCGCATCCGATTTTTGTGCCGGTCATTTTGAGCTATCAGGATTTCAAATGATGAAAGGTATTGATAGTCATGATGGTATGGATCGAGCAATGCTGAAAACCTATAATACTGTTTTCAGTGGACATTATCATACTAGGTCGCACGAAGATAACATCGTATATTTGGGTACTCCATACGAACTGGCTTGGAACGATGAAGGCGATCCTAAAGGATTTTACATCTTCGATACTGATACTGGTTTGTTTGATTTTATTCAGAATCCGTTTAATATGTTTATTAAACATTACTATGACGATGAAAAGACAGATCCTAATCTAATTGACAAGTCAATATTTACTAACAAGTATGTTAAACTCGTAGTAGTTAACAAAAAAGATATTTTAAAATTCGATAAATTTGTAGAAGCTATTTATACAAACAATCCTATAGAATTAAAAATTATAGAAGACTTTTCAGAGTTTGAAGCTAGTGCATTGGATGATTCAATTGATCTAGAAGATACTATGACATTGTTATCTGATTATGTAGATAGCGTTGAAACAGATTCTGACAAAGAGCGGTTAAAGACTTTGCTAAAGACTTTATATGTAGAAGCACAACATTATAATGAAGCATGATAAAATTTAAGAAAATACGTTGGAAAAACTTCTTATCAACCGGCGGACAATTTACTGAAATAGATTTTACTAAATCCTCATCTACTTTAATTGTGGGCGAAAACGGTGCAGGCAAAAGCACTATTTTAGATGCAATTTGTTTTGTACTTTTTAATAAACCATTTAGGAATATTAACAAACCGCAGTTAATGAATACTATCAACGGCAAGTTACTTGTTGTTGAGGTTGAATTTTCTATCGGTAACAAAGATTATAGAATTGTGCGAGGAATGAAACCTGGCATATTTGAAATCTATTGCAATGACGTATTATTGAATCAAGATGCTGCCGCAAGAGACTATCAAAAGTATCTTGAAGAAAGTATTTTAAAATTAAATTACAAATCATTCACTCAGATTGTTATATTAGGATCTGCATCATTTACTCCCTTTATGCAATTAGCATTGGGATCGAGACGTGAAATTATTGAGGATATTTTAGACATTCAAATTTTCACAGTTATGAATGCAGTATTAAAAGATAAAACAACTGAAATAAAAGCTCGTATAACAGAGATTGAAAATGATATTACCTTAGGTAAAAATAAGGTCAAGTTGCATCAACAATATATTGCAACCCTCGAAAACGACAAACAAAAGAAAGTTGAAGATGTACAAAAGCGCATACTTGAATCGAATGCTGAGATATCACAACTTAATGCAGGAATGCTGGTCGAGCAAGAAAAAGAAACGAGTTGTAAATCCTCTATATCTGACGCCGATGAGAAGCGTAACAAGCGTACGGAGATGGGAGCGTTGCTTAGAAAGCTTTCCGAAAGAATTACTAATCAAGAAACAAGCATACAATTTTACCACGACCACGATGTTTGTCCAACGTGTAGCCAGGATCTTGACGAACATCTCAAAGGATCCGCAATCGAACTTCATACACATAAACGTGAAGAAGTGCAATCTGCGATTGAAGCCCTTGGCTTGCAACTTGAAGGTGTTGAAACTAGACTTAATGAGATTGATGCGATCGAAAAGAAAATCTCTGAATATACAAGCAACATCATTCGATACCAATCAAAGATCATCGCATCTCAAACATACATTCAAAAGCTACAGGCGGACCTGGCAGTCAACAATAATGATACGGCAAACATTGAAGATGAAACGAGGAAACTTAAAAACTTGGCCAAGGAAGTGGTCGCACTTGCAGGGGAAAAAAGTAAATTATCAGAAGATAAGCATTATTTAGATATTGCAAGTGTATTGCTAAAAGATACCGGCATTAAAACAAAGATCATTCGTCAATACTTACCTGCAATAAATAAATTAGTAAATAAGTATTTGGCGGCAATGGATTTCTTTGTTCACTTTGAATTGGATGAATCTTTTAATGAAGTAATTAAATCTAGACACAGAGACGAGTTTAGTTATGCTTCATTTAGTGAAGGCGAAAAACAAAGAATAGATTT